ATGATGCAGTTAATAAGACTTATTTAGAAAACACTTGGTTATCCCCTGCAAACAAAACAGCTTTAACTACAGTAAATGCAAACATAGCTAATATTAATGCAGTTAATTCTAATGAAGCAAATATTAATTCAGTAAATTCTAATGAAGCTAATATCAATACAGTAGCTACTAACATTGGTTCAGTAAATACTGTTGCTACAGATATTGCCAAAGTAATTACAGTAGCTAATGATTTAGCTGAAGCAGTATCAGAAGTAGAAACTGTTGCAGATGATTTAAATGAAGCAACTTCAGAGATTGATACAGTTTCAAACAACATAGCCAATGTTAATATTGTTGGTACAAACATAGCAGATGTTACGACAGTTGCTAATAACGAAACAGATATTCAAACTTTAGCTGACCTAGAAGATGGAACAGTTACTACAAATGGATTAAGTACACTTGCAGGAATAGATACTCAAATTACAGGTGTCTATAACATTAGAACTAATGTTACTAATGTTGATACCAATGCTACCAATGTAAATTTAGTTGCAGGACAAATTTCACCTACTAATAATATTTCAGCAGTAGGTGCTGTTACTTCAGAAATTTCTACATTAGGTGCATTAGGAACAGAAATTACAAACCTAAATAATATTAGAACAGATATTAGTGGAGTAAATACAATTTCAGCAGATGTAACTGCTGTTGCAAATGATGCTACAGACATTGGAACTGTTGCTACAGATTTAGCAGGTTCAAATAATATTGGAACAGTTGCGGGTTCAATCGCTAATGTAAATTTAACAGGTGGTTCAATCACCAATGTAAATACAGTTAGTGCTAATTTAAGTGGAGCTAACACAATAGGAACAGTAGCTACTAATATAGCTAATGTTAATATCGTTGGTGGTATTAGTGCAGATGTAACAACTGTTGCAGGAATTGATACTGAAGTAGTTGCAGTTTCAGCAGACGCTACAGATATTGGTTTAGTTGCATCAAATATTGGAAGTGTATCAGCAGTAGGAAGTGATTTAGCAAATAATTTTTCTCACATAGAAGACAATGGTGCAATTACAGATGCAGTAACAAGTACAGCAGGAACTTCTTTAGTTGAAACTGTAGCTGATGATATTGCAAATGTTAATACTGTTGCAGGTCAAATAACCCCTACTAATAATATTTCTACAGTTGCAGGTGCAAACGCTAACATAAGCACAATAGCTTCTAATTTAACTGGTGCAAATACTATTGGTACTGTTGCTACTAATTTAACTGGCACAAATACTATTGGAACTGTTGCTACAGATATTGCTAATGTAAATCTAGTAGGTGGTTCTATTGGAAATGTTAATACAGTTGGTAGTAATATTGGAACTGTAAATGATTTTGCAGAAAGATATAGAGTTGCATCTTCAGACCCAACAACAAATTTAGACGCAGGAGATTTAGCATTTAATACGACAGGTAATTTATTCAAATATTATGATGGTTCTGCTTGGCAAGTAATTACAGCAGGTGGAATTACAGACGTAGTTCAGGACAGTACACCACAATTAGGTGGTGCTTTAGATGGACAAAATTTTAACTTAACTAACATAGGAACAATTGATGGAACAAATCTACAATTAGATTTCGGAACAATATAATGAGGAGAAAAGTATAACATGGCAAAGAGACTACAACACAGAGGTGGTACAACATCTCAACATTCAACTTTCACAGGTGCAGTAAGAGAAGTAACTGTTGATACTGATAAAAATACTTTAGTAGTACATGATGGTGCTACAGCAGGTGGTCACCCTTTAGCCACAGCAACGAATTTCCAATCTACTGGTATAGATGACAATGCTTCAAGCACAGCGATTACGATTGATAGTAGTGAGAATGTAGGTATTGGTACAAGTAGTCCTGAAGGACTTTTAGAAGTAGGTTCTGGAAATAGAAATGCACTTTCATCTACTTTTAGACCAACAATGCTTGTGGGAACAAGACCATATGGAGATATTTCTACTATTGATTTTAATCCAAATTTAGGAATAGGAAATGGTATAAACATAAGTGTTGATGCATCTAAAAATTTTATATATTACACAGTAACAAGTGGTGCATTTTCAGAACGTATGCGTATCGACAGTTCTGGTAACGTAGGTATTGGTACAAGTTCTCCAGATGAACTTTTAACAGTAGCTTTATCTGGTTCAACAGGAACATATTTTGAAGGAGGTGGTACTCCTGATAGTTCAAATATAAGAAGACTTAGATTTACTAGCTCTACAACAACAAATGCAGGAGATACACATACTCTTAACGCAGAAAGTGGTTCAGGAAATATTGCGTTTGCTACTTTTAATACAGAACGTATGCGTATCGACAGGTATGGTAGAGTATTTGTGAATGCAACATCACCTATATTAGATGGTAGCGAAAAATTTGGAGTTGATGGGGGTCATGCTTCTTTTCAATTTAATAGTAATACTCCACTTTTAGTAAATAGAACAGGTACTGATGGTCCTATTATTAGTATTAGAAAAGATGGAACAGTAATTGGTAGTATGGATGCTCAAGGTGATGATTTAGTTATTTATAGTTCAATAGCTGGTCATTGTGGTTTGCGTTTTACAGATGAGCCATCTGCTTTACCAACCAGTAATTTTGGTTTCGTAACAGATAATTCAATGGATTTAGGTAGGGTATCTAATAGATATGATGACATCTTTGCAACTAACGGCACAATTCAAACCTCTGACCAAAATGAAAAACAATCTATTCAATCTTTAACAAATGCTGAAATGAATGTTGCTAAAAGATTATCTCCATTAATTAAAACTTTTAAATGGAATAGTGCAGTAGAAGAAAAAGGAGATAATGCAAGAACTCACACAGGAATAATTGCACAAGATGTTCAACAAGCATTTACTGATGAAGGATTAGATGCAAGTAATTATGCTTTATTTATATCTGATACTTGGTGGGAAAAAGAAATATCTGTAGAAGCTACTAAAGAAAAAGATGCTTATTCTTATATAGATACTAAAAAAGAAGCTACTGATGGTTATACTGAAAGAACTAGACTTGGTGTTAGATACCCAGAATTATTATCTTTCATACAAGCATACAACGACCAAAGATTTACAGAATTAGAAGCTAGAATAACAGCTCTAGAAACCCAACCATAATAGGAGAAACAACATGATAACATACGAATGGTCTTTTCTAAACTTTGAGACAAACTCAGAGAATGTAGTTAAGACAATACATTGGAGATATACAGCTACAGATTCCGAAACTAATGCAGAAGGTAACGCATATGTTTCATCTATGTATGGCTCTTGTGCAGGTTCAGATGGTATGGATTTTGATGCTATGACTAAAGAACATTGTGTTTCTTGTGTCTTGGAAAACCAAGATACAACAGAAGAAGAAATGCAAAGTAACTTGTCAGCACAAATCGAAGAACAGAAGAACCCTGCATTGACATCAAAAACAAAGGAGTGGTAATACATGAACTTTAAGTTTGACGACAAAGACTACGATAGCGATAAGCTGTCTGATAATGGTAAGTTATATTTAGGTAAGTTACAAAATATAAATGCCAAAGAACAACAGCTTACTTTAGAAGCACAAGACTTAAATATCTTAAAAGCTAAATATACTGAGCTGTTAAAAGCTGAACTTCCTAAAGATGAGGAAGTAAAAGAAGATAAGGCAGAAGCTAAGAGAAAATAATGCCTAGAAAACTTACTCCTAAAATGGTTGCTGACCAAGCAACAGGAGTAAGACTTTCGTCACATGAGAAACTATGTGCTGAAAGAATGAAGACATTAAACGAAAGTATTAATGAGTTAAAAAAAGAAGTTAAATCTTTGAGACAAGATGTTTCTAAAGGTAAAGGTGCTATTAGTGTGCTTGTGTTTTTAGGAACTTTGTTAGCAGGAGTAATAGGATTTTTTCAGTTCAAGTGAAATTTATACTAGCGTTTAGTATTTGCTCAGCTTTAACTGGTTTTTGCAATAATACCTCAACATTACCAACAGAATTTTCTTCATGGTCTGAATGTGTAGGTGCAGGTGGAAAATTAATTCAAACTTTTTCAGTAGAAATGAAAGACAGTATTGAAAATAACAAACTTTACATGAACTACTTTTGTAATGAGATAAAATATGATTGATAAATTTTTTTATAAATTCTTCGGTTTCGTAGATAGCATCTTTGAAAGAGTAGACGAAGTTTTAACCTTTAATTTTCCAAATTGTAAAAAGAAGAAAAAGAAATGAATTTTAAATATGATTTAATTAAAGCACTCAAAGACCACATGAGAAAAAAGTCTTCTGATGCTCAATTAAGAAAAAGAAGTATGGATAGTAATTCAAGACCTAGAGCAAAGAAAAACATACTAGCTAAAAGTAAGGACTTACAAGGTATATGAAGATAGATATGAAAACACTTGTTGCTCTAGTAGGATTTATACTAGCAGGTCTTTCAGGTTGGGTTTTAATATCAATTGTTGAATTAAAAGAATTTACAAGAATGATGAATGGTGAATTACTACAAATAGATAAACAAATAGGTAGAGTTTATAACTATATAAATTCTAAATAATATATGAGTGAAAAATTAAAAGAATTACATGAAGTATTAGCAACTGAATTACTTAAAAGAGTAAAAGACCCAGAAGCAAAATCTTCTGACCTTAATGTTGCAAGACAGTTCTTAAAAGACAACAACATAGATGCTGTTCCTGTTGAGGACAGTCCATTAAAGAAACTTATAGAAGAACTTCCATTTGATGCAAAAGATAAACAAGTCGTCAAAAATTAACGATTTTAGAAATTTTTTATACCTAACTTGGAAGCATTTAAGATTACCTGAACCAACACCAGTACAATATGATATAGCTGATTATTTAGCTAATGGTTCAACAAGGTGTATTATTAGTGCTTTTAGAGGGGTAGGAAAGAGTTGGATTACAGCTAGTTATGTACTTTGGAGATTATTATTAGATAACGACTTAAATATTCTAGTCGTATCCGCTTCAAAGAATAGAGCAGATGATTTCAGTACATTCTGTCTAAGACTAATGTCTGAGATGCCTATACTAAAACATTTGTATCCTAAAGGTGACCAAAGACAATCTAAGATAAGTTTTGATGTAGCAACAGCATTAGCATCACAACAACCTTCAGTTAAATCTTTAGGTATCACTTCACAGCTTACAGGAAGTAGAGCAGATATTATTATTGCAGATGACGTAGAGACTTCAGGTAATACACAAACTCAATTTATGAGAGATAAGTTAGGTGAAGCTATTAAAGAATTTGAAGCAATTATTAAACCTAAAGAAAATAGTAGAATAGTATTTTTAGGTACACCGCAAGTAGAACAATCTATTTATAATAAACTTCAAGAGAGAGGTTATAAAATTAGGTATTGGACTGCAAGATACCCCAATGAAAAACAAATGTTATCTTATGGTGCTAATCTTGCACCTATGATTAACAATAGTTGGTCATTAGAGATGGTAGGTAAACCTACAGACCCTACAAGGTTTGATGAAAAAGATTTATTAGATAGAGAAGCTAGTTATGGGCGTATTGGTTTCAATATGCAATATCAATTAGATAGTTCTTTATCTGACTTAAATAGATACCCATTAAAATTATCTGACCTAAGTGTAATGACACTTAACCCTGATAATGCACCGGAGAAAGTAATATGGGCTTCTAGTCCTGAACTACAACATAACGACTTACCTTGTGTAGGTCTTCAAGGTGATGGTTATTATAGACCCATGCAAGTACAAGGTAGTTGGTTAGACTATAGTGGTTGTGTAATGTCTATTGACCCATCAGGTAAAGGTAAAGATGAAACAGCATATAGTGTTACTAAGTTTTTAAATGGAAATATATATCTGGTTGATATTGGCGGTTTTAATAGTGGCTATAGTGAACACACTTTGTCAAAACTTGTGGAAGTAGCTAAGAAGCACAAAGTTAAAAAGATATTAATTGAAGAAAACTTCGGTCAAGGAATGTTTAGTGAATTACTTAAACCTTACCTAATAAAACAATATCCATGCACTACAGAGGCTATTAGACAGCAATCTAACAAGCATAGACGTATATTAGATACCCTAGAGCCTATTATGAGCCAACATAGGCTTGTAGTGTGTCCTACAGTCATTAAGAAGGATTATGAAGATACAAACGCTATGTATCCTGCTGAGACAGCTTTAAGATACCAATTGTTCTATCAGATAAGTAGACTTCAAAAAGGTGCTAATACATTAACCCATGATGACAGAATAGATGCCTTACAGATGGCTTGTTATTACTGGATACAACAATTAGCTAAAGACCAAGATTTAGCCTTCAATCAAAGAAAAGAAGAACAGATAAGACTAGATTTAGAGAAATATTTTGGGTCTAGTACCCCTAATTCTTGGATTAAGATATAATTAAGTTCCACTCTTGATAAAGAAACACCTATTTAGAAGAAACAAAAAAGATAGATAAATCAAGGTTTTTTAATTAAGTGCCACTACAGGAGATAGACTAAGTATATCTTAAGTTATCTTATGTGTGACTTTGTAAAAAGTTTTAATAAGGCTTTGATTAAGGACATAGATAAGTAGTAGTAGGATTAATACTTAGTAATGAACTTACTATGTCTTATATATCTATTAATATTAAGTAAGACTAAAGTATAACTTAGGTTAACTAAGGGGTAACTTAATATTATACTTACTACTTTTCTATTTAAGGTAGTACAAGACATACTAGGTATACTCTAGGGTATAATGGTAACATTAAGTATCTATCCAATACCCGAAACGCTTACTCTATTATCCCTCTATTACCGGAAACGCTTTCTTAATATGACTAAAGTAATATATCTAAATTCTTTATTTAGTAAGAATAAGCCTAACAAGAAGGCTATTAAACTTATTGATGAAGCAATTGTTAAAGCTAATGGTATTAACCCTAAGGCTAAGAAGGTTGACCCTATGAGTAGCAAAAAGTTTATTATTAAGCATACTGAGGATTTCCTGAACTATGCCATTGATTACTCTATTTCAGAGAGGCTCAATGATTTTCTTCAGGAATAATTTGGCATAAAAATCTGACAACCTTATCGTATAGGACTTTTTTTAAATTTTCCCCATGCCACTAGGCAAAAATAGTTATAGGCGTATGGGTACTATCACTCAAAAATAAAACATATCGTAGACAATCTACTAAATAAATTATGATTACATAGATATACCAATGGATTGCGGTGGTCTTTGAGACTATTGCTTTATTATTTTGCAGAAATTTTCAGCTTTTTTGTCATTAAAAAAATTTGCGTTTATCTTTCTCATTATCTGTATTAAAAATATTTATGCCTAAGTCAAAACCCAAGTCATACAAAGTAAAGCTAAATGACAAACCAAAGTCTAAACCTATAGTCTTCGCAGGTGTAAGGCGTAAGCCAACTAAAGACTTACAAAAGAGGATTGACAAGTTACTCAAGAACACACCACCAAATCCTCAACCTAATAATCCTTTTATGAGATACCATGAAGGTAAGTGGGTAGACTATTCACCATCAGCATTAGCCAAGAGATTAAAAGATGAAAGAGATAAGGCACTTAAACCTCTGAAACCTTTAGCTGACCTAAGTGCAAAGATACAGAAGACCAATGAAAGACTTACTGCACCAATAAATAAACTAAGAAAAGATATTGATGCTGTGAGTTTACTGACAGGCAAACCCATAGAATACAAAAGTGTATTAAATCCTATGTTTAATCCTTTTGCCTTTGCCTACAAACCTAAACCCAATGCAACATTATTAGGCTCAATAAAGATACCTAAAGTTAAACCTGAAGGTAGCAAACGTAGAGCCATAACTGGTACTGGATTAACTTCCTACATGGAAAGACATAATCTTAGTAATCCTGTAGATATTGCTAAGACCTATCTTACTAAAGAAGGTAAAGACTATAAAGTAACTGGATTTAATAATCTTAGGTTTCTTTGTGAACAAATGAATGTAACTGTGGAAGAAGCACTACTTTACATTTGTGAAGGCATGACTGATACTAAATCTAGATGGAGAAAGCATAGACTTGATAAAGAATTTTGGAG